TGTCGATGTTGTCGGCGCTACCGTTGGTGAAGTCCACGGCCATCTTCTGAATATCCGCATAGCGTTCCGGGTCGATGGCCCGGAGCGTGATGACAAAATCGAATCCGAACAGCTTCGAGAGCCGTTCCATCTTCACTTTCTTCTGAGGCCGTTCGGCCAGCTTGTTCACTACATCTGCTTTCAGCAGTCGGTCTACCATATTCATGTGCTTGTTCTCCTTATGCTAAATCCAAGAGGTCCCAATCCGAGAAGGTGAAGCTGTAACTTTCTTCGCCCATCTTGTCCACTTCCCAGTCGGCCAGGATCAGGCTGTCAAAGGTCGCATCCTTGATGACGATGCGTTCGCTGCCAATGGCGTCCTTATCGTCAAGGACGGAGACGATGGTCACGACGGTCTGCTTGCCCGCCTTGATGTTGTCGTTCATCTTCTTGATCATGTAGCTCGAGACTTTATGGAGCTTCAGCTGCCCTTTGCAGTCATATCCCGTGACCTTATAGCCCTTGCCTACATGGCGGAGCATCTTTACTTCTTCCTTGGTCAGCGTGACCTCGGCCTTGAACGCCGTTGCTTCTGCCATGAGGTCGCCGTCGATATAGAGGTCGGCATATTTTCCGTTCATGACCCGTTTGGCTTCCATACTGTTCATCCGGCTTCACCTCCTCAGATATTGATGGTAATCGTGACATCTTCCATAGCATCCAGCAGCGACGCCTTGACGGCGATGAATACATTGCTGCCGATATTGGCCAGCTTGATGTCCATATCGGACATGTCTGCCAGTTCCGCCTTGGTGTATTTGCCGTTGGATTCCAGCCATATCTTCGTGGATTCCACATCGATATACGCTGTGTTCTGGTCCTGTTCCAGCAGCCCTTCCTGGGCCAGCTGGTCAAGATACCCCTGGATGGCCGTCACCAGGAGGCAGCGGTTCGCATAGCTGTTAGCATATTTCCCGAGGTAATGGTCCTGGGCCGTCGTGCGGATGTCGTCGTGCATCATATCCATCAGGTCCACGAGCTTGATTTTCTGGAAGCTCGTCCCCTTATCCTGGACGGTGGTCACCAGGGAATTGATGCCCCGGGCCAATTTCACCTTCTCACCATCAAAGAAGAAGAACAACTTCCCCGCTCCGGCCATGGTATCCATTTCCTCTTTCGTCCAGACATCGCAGCCAATGACTTCCGGCAGCGGCGCGTAGGTACAGGAAATCGTCATGGGCGTCCCGGCGATGATGCCGGCGATGCGCCCACAGTACTGGGCCGTCGTATAGGTCCTGCTCTTCGTGCGGATGGTCTTGTTGACGAAGTTGATGACACCTTCCGTATCTGCCGTACAGTCCGGCAGCACAGCCTTGATCATCTTATCTTTATTGGTACGCATCCCCTTGACCCAGGTGGCGATGGTATCGATGTGCGACGTTCCGATATCCGGGATGACCAGGTAATCGAAGCGCTTGTTCTCGATGACCTTCAGGATATCCGTATAGTCCTCGGCTTCACTGCTGATGATCTCAGCAATGACTTTCTTCGGACTGTTCACATAGCCCCGGAGCGCCAGTTCCAGCTGTTCCCGGTTGCTGTCGGACAGTTCCTTGGGAATGTCATCTGCTGTGTACAGGTTCACTTCCGTCTCTGAAGGCAGGGTCTCTTCCTTCAGAATCATCAGAACAATGCCGCGTTCACTGCGTTCGATAGCACTGATGCCTTTTTCCTTGAACACGACATTAATGGATGGCATTTTCATATTTCGTTGTCTCCTTTCCCCGATACCGCTGATGCAACACTTTCATCCGTTCGACTGCTTCCGTTTCATCTGCGGAATCGTAGTACTGGACGGTCAGCGTCAGCCGGCCGCCATCGTTGTCGGCACCGATGAGTTCCTCGTTCATCGAGCGGACAGCAAAAAACCTGTCCTGGACGGCAATCCCGTCACGGAACAGGTCTTCTGCAGCAGCCAGCACTTCATAGATGGATGCGCTGGCCGTCTGCTTCTGCGGTATATAGGTGATGTACATATCTGTATCCCGGTACACTTCCTTGCGGCCCTGAGGCGAAGCCACCGTCATCGTCTTCAGGAAAAACGCTGGCGGACGGAACCCTTCCTTCACTTCCTGCAAGTACACGGGATACGGGAACCGTTCCTTCAGCTTCTGCTGTACGGCCTGCAGGATGTCGATGTCATGGATCATGCGCTGCCTGCTTTCTTCAGGAGCTTCTTCGCCAGTTTCTCCAGGCCCGGCTGCAGTTCCCGGGCTTCGAATGCCTTGACGGATTTCTCCGTATAGTGCTGGCCTTCATAATAGCCAATGGTCCTGCCGCCCGGCGTTTTCTTGACATGGCCGTTATTGAGCAGGTGATGGACCGGATGCCTGTTGACCAGTTCATAGGTCAGCTCCGAGCCGTTATACCCTTCCACCTTATGCTTCCAGCCTTTCTTCAGCTTGCCCGTGCTGCCTTCCGGTGTGTTTTTTACGCACTCCTTTTTGAGCTTGTTGCCGATAGTGATCAGGCCTTTCTCGGCAGTCCCTGGGAAATCTTCAACGGCAGCCATCAACTTGGAAGACAATTCTTCCAGGCCGGTCATGTCAAAGTCCGCTTTGCTCATAGTCCGTCCCCCTCACTTCTTCCGTACAGTACAGCTCCAGGGCTTCATGGCGCATATACGGGTCGACGATGGTGTCGATATCGTAGAGGTGATTTTGGTATTTCACTTTCATGTCGTGGGTGACGCCCGGACGCCAGCGGATGGTGATCTTGCTGTACTCCGTGTCCGCCTTGCGTTCCATCTCATAGAACACTTTTCCCCTGGCAGGCTCGATGGATGCCCAACAGCGGTACACTACGACGTCAGCCTGGGTATCGAAACCATATTCATCCGTCACGGCCTGCTTTCCCAGAATCTCAATCCGTTTATTCAAAAGCCCCGTCTTCATGGGCATCCCCCCCTTTTCAAAAACAGCTCCTCCGGACCCCGAAAAGAAGCCAGCGCAGCCGCTTCAGAAGGCCGGAATAATCGGCTTCTTCCCGATGCTCGTACAAAAAGGCAGCGGCATAGAGGATGGCTTCATGGAACACGACGGGATTCTCTTCGGCATCCGCTTCCTCGCAGCGGGCCAGATCCAGGCACAGGGCCTGGGCCGTTTCCAGGGAAGACTGGATGACGTCATCATTACTCGTGTCATCTTCATCAATCCGCAGGTATTCCCTGGCTTCTTCCAGCGTCACAATCATGGCTTATCCCTTCGCTTTCATCTCCAGGGCCTGGACCGCTTCCTTCAGCATCAGCATGCCATCGACGCGCTGGCTGGCGAGGAAGCCGATCTGGCCGTTGGCGGCATACAGTTCGTTGAGCCGCTTGAAGGAGCGGTATTCCCGGTCGGCAATCCAGTAGTAGCTGAAATCGCCGAAGAGCATGGGACGGCTGCCGGCCGCCAGTTCCGGGGCAAAGGATGTGCTGTAGCAGGGACGGTTCAGGATGGTATCCGGTGTCCCGGCCGTGACAGACGGCTGCCAGATGTAGTTGCCGTTGTTGTCTTTGATTTTGCGCAGGGCCTTGATGGTCGCATCGTTCAAGAGCCAGACAGCCTTGCGGCGGTACGGGATGCGCAGGGAGTGATACAGGTCGATGACATCATCAAAGGTGATGGATGCGCCATTGGCTGTCACGCCCAGCTCCGCGGACGGGAACACGCCAGTCGGCTTGTTCTTCCCGTCACCGATGAGGAAGGCTTCTTCTTCCTTCGTACCGATACGGCGGGCAAATTCGCCAGCGATATAGCTTTCCAGGTCGAAAGCGCTGTCATTCAGCAGTTCTTCCGACACACGGATAGCCGTCCCCAGCTTGTATGCCCCGATGGACTGCTGGCCGAAGGTATCCTGGCTGTCCGGATAGAGCCCATTCTCTTCCATCCAGGACGCTTCGCCATGTCCCGTCACGACGGGAATCTTGCGGTCGCCGCTGGTATGAATGACGGTGGCCAGGCCGCGGAAGAAGTTCTCTTCCTGGAGCTTGTCGATGAGCTGATGCTCGAATTCATCCGGCACCAGATAGCCGCCATCGGCATCCGTGCCAACGCTCAGGGCGTTCTGTACATCAATGAAGTTCTTATGGCGGATGCTGTCCCAGAAAGCCTTACGATAGGCATCGGACGCACAGCCTTTCTTTTCTGCTCCATTCTGGCCTGCGCCAGGGAGTTCAGTAATCGGCATCGTTGTCGGCTGGGACAGCTGGGCATCAAGCTGCTGCTGGCGTTCCAGGCGGTCGATTTCCTTGCCGAGATTTACTACATCCGCTTCCATCTTGTCGTACCGGGCCGCGTCTTCCGCAGACACCATGCCGTTCTCATCACGGGCCGTATCCAGGAAGGCTTTCGCCGCATCCCACAGATTCTTGCGTTTCTCACGCAGTGCTAAAATCGTATCCATTATTGTCCTCCTTAATGAATGAGCAATGCCAGCCGGTTCTCCAGGAAAGCGGCTGGCACTTTCTGCAAGGGTTTCTTTGGTTTCAGTTTCTGTACAAAGGAATTCGTCACCGTGACCGGGCTGTAGAGCATGGCTTCCGGCTGTTCTTCATTTCCCTTCTTCTGGTCGAACAGGATTTCATCGGCAAAGCCCAGTTCCACAGCCTTCTTCGCGTTGAGCCAGGTCTCGTCATCCATCATGTGGGAAATCTTCGTGCGGGCCAGGCCGCTCTTGATTTCGTAGGCATTGATGATGCTCTCTTTGACTTCGCTCAGCATGCCGATGGTCTTTTCCATCTCTGCCTGGTCGCCATAGGCCAGGGTCGCCGGATTATGGATCATCAGCATGGCCACTGGCGACATACAGACCTTGGTCCCGGCCATAGCGATGACGGAAGCTGCCGAAGCAGCTAGGCCGTCAATCTTGACGGTGACGTTCCCCGGATAATCCATGAGCAGGTTATAGATTTGTGCGGCGGCAAAGCAGTCCCCACCCGGGCTGTTGATCCAGAGCGTGATGTCACCGCTGCCTGCGTTCAGTTCATCTTTGAACGCCTTCGGCGTCACTTCATCACCCCACCAGGTTTCGTCGGAAATCTGGCCGTCCAGGTAGAGCGTGCGATTACTGCCGAAAGAATCCGGTGCTTCGTTGGTCACCCACTTCCAAAATTTATGTTTCATTCGTTTCTCCCTTCTGGGCAAAGGCCCCGGCGTCCTTGAGCTTCGTCATGCTGCCATTGACAAGGTATAGATTACCGCCTTCTTCATCCGGCACGGGATTCATGTCTTCCATCTCCCGGATATCATTGGCGGACAGCCAGCCGTTCTGCCGGCCGATGCTGTACCCGGTCATGCGGCTCTCGTAATCGCCGCGCATGAGGCCGTTCACGTTGAACTTCAGGAAATACTGCTTCTTCTCTTCCGGCAGGAACAGGGCTTTCTGCATGGCCTGCTCCCAGCGGATGACCCATGGGTCCAGAGTGTATTTCACAAATTCCATGGACTGCTGCTCGATGTTATTGAAGGAACTTTTCTCCAGGTCACCGATCATGTGCGGCGGGATGCGGTAAAGCCGGGCAATCTCATCGAGCTGGAACTTCCGCGTCTCCAGGAACTGTGCTTCTTCCGGCGGGATGCCGATCTGCTGGTACTTCATGCCTTCTTCCAGCACAGCTACCTTGTGGGCATTGCCCGTCCCCCGGTAGACAGCATTCCACGAATCCCGGACTTTGGCCGGGTCCTTCAGAACGCCGGGATGTTCCA